CCTTTCGAGGGTGTTGAGGCGGGATCGTAAGGACTACTCCGCCGGGTTTAATTTAATCATAATATAATATTACTCAAAGTCTGTGCCAAAATCCTCATTAACTTCTTTAAGAGTTTTCATGTCTTTATCAATATATTTTCTATTTGCAATATGTTCTTTTTGAATGTCTTCTTTTGATTGTCCAAAGTAGGGAACCGCATGATGTTTCTCTATCATGTATTCATTTAATGATTTATCAGCATATGAAGTAGTTCTCCAAAGCTCACCTAGTATTCTACCAAATTTTCCTTTAGCATCATACTCTTTAGTTTTTAACATTATCCATTTATCATCTAAAAATTTTTGAACATACTTTTTAGCTTCTAATCCATATATCTTTTCTACTTTGTCACGTGTTCTTGATTCAGGAGTATCAATGCCGTAAAGTCTTACTCTCTCGCCTTTTAGCCAAACACCGAATCCTAAATCGATATCAATGTCAACTGTATCACCATCAATAACTCTTTTTACTTTACAACGATATTCATACATATAGTTTTTCCTTTTAAATTAAAAAAGGGGAGATATGAAATCTCCCCGATGAAGTTTTACTTCTTATTCCAAATGTGCCATAGCACTGCTATAGCAACTAGTCCAACAAGACCTTGATCACTGAAAGTTGATACTAGTCCTAGAATATTATCTATGACGTGGATGTCTGGCCAGAAGGGAACGTTCATACCACTGAATAAAATTTCTAATACGATCCCTAAACCAATTAGGCTGACGCCAGCTTCCGCTAAACTAGATGCCCAACTTTTTATTTTTTCTAAGATTTCCATAAGAAATCCTCCTTGTTGTTAAACATATTTATATTTATATGTTTTTACTTATTTTTTTGCCTTTTATTACGATTTCTTCTTTTAGTTGAACCGATTTTTCTACGACCTGCAGGAGGTCTATTTTTTCTAGGATGCGGCATTAAGCTAATGCACGCATTCTCTCAACTAATCTGTTTGCTCTGTTTGTGACTTGTTTATACCATCTAGAATCTACCATTTCATCAGCAGCTTGATTCCAATCTCTAGCATCAACTCCTCGTTTCATTCCTTTAAATTTGGAAAGACGAGGACGTCCCATATTAAACATCATATTTGCAATAATTAATTGAGCTTCTTCTGGCAGACTGTCAAAGTCTGAGTAAAGTTTGTGGCAGTCAGACATGACTGTTTCGAGATCTTCGTTGAAGGCTTCAATACATCTATCTTTATCAACTGGCGTTCCGACAGGTTCTCCAAATTCTGGGTCGCTCTTGGTAACCAAATGACCGATACCAAAAGTAGGAAGGCCAAGATGATCCAAATAAATTTCGTATTTAACACCCTCATCTATTTCTAATTCTTTTCTGAGTTTTTCTGTGTTCATAACAATTCTCCAGTAGTGCCAGATTTTGATCCAGCACTACTATATATACATTTTTTACGTGAGTATTTTACCATTATTATTTTTTAAATTATCTAAAGAATATTCTAAATAATCTAAAGATTCATTTCTATACTCATTTCGTTTAAGAGCTCTTGCGATTTCTCTATGAGCTCTATACATTTGTCCTTCTTGTAGTTTTCGCACTAAAAGATTTAATGCTCCATAGCTACTACTTAATAAAAATAGTAAACTACCCAGTAAGAAATTTCGATTTCTTTTTGTCATTGGTTACCCCATTAGATGTTATATTGATCATTTGGGGACGCTTCTCTTCTGGAAGAACTACTTCTATACCGACAGTTAAAATTCCATCCGTTAGATCTGCTCCACTGACTTCGGCGTACTCTGACAACCTAAACGACTTTAAGAACTTTCGACCAGAGATTCCTTTGTGAACATACTTGTCTTGTTCTCTTCTTGGTTCACGATCACCTTTAATAGTTAATACGTGTTCCTTGAGTTCAATTGAAATATCTTCTTTCTTGAATCCAGCCACGGCCAATTCAATATCATACTTCATACCATCGTATTTTACAACGTTATGTGGTGGATATGAATCTTTTGCGTGATTTGTTATGCTTTCGAGTTCATCGAATAAATGGTCGAAACCTAAAAAAGCGTTCCTTGGGAACATAAAAGTACCAGTCATATTTTCCTCCTATTGACTTAGCAAGGTTTAAGTGGGACCCATTATTGGCATCCCTATATTATATATAGTAACTTTTTTCAAAATGTAAATAGCAAAATGAAAAAAATTTTTATTTATTTCCTATGTTATACTTTGGGCATAGTTCCCATTCATTTTTTTCTTTAAAAGAAATTATTTTTATTTGTCTCATTGGAGCCATTGGTGTCATCTTATCTTTATCTTGAATTGTAATTAGACCCCAGTCACTCATAAGTTGAGCAATAGTGTTTCTTCTAGATATATCATTTTCTTCAAGATTAGATTTCTTCCCATCTAGTAGAAAGAGCTCTTTAAAATGCACAATAAAATATCTGCCTTGTTTATGTAGTATATGACAAGACTGATATAGTTTTTTATCTTTTCTTGAGGCTACTCCAATACGTGTTAGTGTTTCACGTACTTTAAGAAAATCATCTGGTTCATTTAATACCACTTCTAACATAGAAGTAGGAGACCATTCTATAGTTTTATTTTCTTCCACCTTTATTCACCTTTTTTTCTAATATTTTAATTTGTTCAGGTGAGAGAAGAGTCAAAGCTTGACGTGCTTTTTGATTGCTATAACCATAATATTCTTTGACAACTTCAACATCACTTTCTTTTGTTAATTTCATCCATTTCGAAAAACGTTTTCTTTTTCTAACTATATTTATAAGAAAGTCAAATTGTAAACGATTGTCAATGCTATGATGTATATTCATTTCATTAGCCATAGCAACAGTATCATTAAAATAGGATAAACTCCTATTAATCATAAAAGGATTATAAGCTTTTTCAGCAATGTCGTCTATCATTATATCCTTTTTAGTATAATTGATAGAGTTTACATATTCAAAAGGATTCATTATTTAAACTCAACATTTGCCATTATCTCTGTTAAACATGCGACTACATTTAATTCATGGTCTGCTACAAAAGCATTTTTATATTGGTAGTCTGCTAAGATCAAAACTAGTTGAGGTATTGATTGTGGATTGACTTTGTCTGCCATTCTGTCATATATACCTCTAAAGATAGCTACAGCATCAACATCGATGTTGTTAACTACCCAAGCTCTCATTTTCTTGAAATCTTTGTTTTTTAAATTTAAGAATAAATCACTATAAACATCAGAACCAGCATTGATATTATTGCTAAAGCTAAATATGCCGCCGTACGAAAGTTTTTGTAATTCATTAATTATACGTCTCCAATCTGGAGCATATTTCATAATCAATTCCACTAAACTTTTATCATCGTACTTCACTTGCTCCTTGTTTAATATATTTATTAATCTTTTCATAAAAAGTTCAGCTAAATTAACTAACTCTTTTTTACTAGAATTAAATTCATATACACTACATCTAGAATGTAATGGTTCTATTATACGATTCTTAAAATTGCATGTAAGTATAAATCTACAATTTTTAGAAAACTCTTCTATAAAACCCCTAAGCGCGGGTTGTGTAGACTGAGCGTTTAGATAATCAGCCTCATCTAGTATAACAACTTTATAACCACCTTGTAAAGATACAGATGATGCAAATTGTTTTATCTTAGTTCTTAAAGTGTCGATATTACCTTCTTCTGAAGCATTAATAATAATGTAATCCAAACCTAGCTGTTTACATAGAGCTTTAGCCACTGTGGTTTTACCAGTACCCGCGCTACCAGTAAATAACATATTAGGTAAGTTGCCAGAGTCGGCAATAAGTTCAAAAGGTTTTTTTAATCTTTCAGGTAATATAACATCTTCTATGTTTTGTGGTCGATATTTCTCAACCCATAAAAAATCAATAGACATAAATGTCCTTTCATAATATAAATTAAAATAAGATTAAGAAGATTGTTGTTGTAAAGATTCATAAAGTTGTACTAAAGAAATACATTGATCCCTTAGTTGTCCGATAGTGGTAAGTTCTTCACCTTTAAAACCACCTCTTTGTGTAACTGCATCAATTACAGCTATAGTGCTTCTTGCAGCTCTGTTTGCTGTTTCAACAATTTCTTGTTCAGGTGTTTTCTCAACTGGTTGAGCCACTTCAGTTTCTGGTTTATTTTTGTCTGCCATATTATACTCCATAAGTTTTAAAAAAGGCCATGTAAATTAATAATGCTATGATAAGTAACTTACCATAATCTAAATCCCAAGATGTACCTTCACCGATACTCTCAAGAAATTCAAAAATTTTGTCTTTTATTTTTTCCATAATTATTACTCAAAGGTTGATGTCTTTTCCAATGCAATCCAATATTGCACATTAAGATCTTTATGTTTAAAATTAGAAATAAGTTTAGATGATATAGTCACGTCATAATCACCCGGTAGTATTTTCATATTAGATATACTCATAATGAAATTAAAATTATCTGAAGAAGATGTTCCAGGTACATCGATTGAAAATTTATTAGATGTAGCATTTTGACTATCTGTTACAGATAATGTTAAAAGATCTTTAGAACCACTTACACTCATTTCACTATGACCGAATGCACTAGCAGCATTCTTAATCTTTCTAAACGTATCATTCTCTAAAACAAAAGAAACGTCAGAAGTTGGCATAGTAATATCTTTATTAGGATATGTTAATGTTTCTTTAGATGAGTAAAAGTACTTAACTTTCAATCTACCTGAAGAATCTTTAAGTAATACACTATCATCTTCAAATTTAATATTAGGACTTGGATTTACAATAGCAATAGCCCTTAAGAATTCATTTAAATCATATATACCAAACTCCTTTGGTATGTCTTCACTAATAGTTGCTGAAGCCAAAACGTTTCTTGCTTCAGACATTGTTTTTATAGTACTACCTTCTGTAAAAAGCATATTTTGATTTATGCTTGCAAAATTTGTCAGTAGTGCTTCTGTATCTACACTCAATTCCATATTATATTATCCTCTTAATTATGGTTACATATTTTATTATATCATAAAAACTTAATAATGTAAATAGTTTTTTATAATATTTTACTAAAGTTTTTCTCTTTTGTAAATTCAATCTTATTCTCAAACTTATCATCTAATACTTCACGTTTATGAGATATAACAAAAACATTAGTATCATTAGTTAATGTATACAATATTTTTAGTAAGTTTTCAACACCATCATGATCTAAACTAGAGTCGAAAGTTTCATCTAATATTAATAGATTAGTTGATATTGAGTTTTTCATTTTTGCTATTTGACGCCATGAAAATAGCAGTGATAGATCTATTCTTTGTTTCTCACCTTCAGAAAATGAATCATATGAAAATGCATCTCTATGTCTAGACTTTATAGTTTCTTGAAAATTTTCATCTAAATCAAAATGGACAAAGAAATCTAATACTTGAAGATATTGATTTACAAACTTATTTATAATAGGTAAATACTGCTTTATAATTTTAGTTTTAATACCAGTATCTCTTAACATTTCTATTATGGCAGAACTATATTTTAATTCATTATCTAAATCACTTTTTTCATCTGTTAATTTACTTAAAGATATTTTTATACTATTTAGTTCTTCATTAGCATTATCAACATCTGTAGTTGAAGAAGAATTAACTTCTTTATTTAATTTAGTCATCAATTCATTTAATCTAGTAATTTCTTTATTGTCATTATTAATATCTGATAATACCTCTCTGTAATATTCTTGATGACTATTAACAGCTTCTAAAGCATTCATTATTCCTTCAGACTTTTCAGATAACTCTTCCATATTTTTTTGTAAAGCTTTAGCTTCACTTTTGGATTCTTGTATCTTAGTTTCTCTAACTTCTTGAGTTATAGACTGAGTGCAAGTAGGACATTCTAAATGATCTTCATAAAACTTAGCATTTTTTACAACTGATTCTATTTTAGATCTCACCCTAGCCATGGCATGCATATTAGCCTGTTTTAAATCATTATATTCTTTAAGATTTTTTTCTACTTTAGGAATATGCAAATCATAATCACCTTGAGCTACTTTAATTCTTTGCTTAAGCTCAATAACTTCATGATATGCATTATCAATTTGAGTTAATTTATCTTCTTTAACTTCTTCATTGAGTATCTTAATATCATTGATATATTTTTTCTGTGTTTCTATTTTATTTTGAGTGATATCAATTTTATAAGTAATATCTTTTAATTTTTCTCTTTGGAATGATAAAGATTCTTTAAGTATCATATTCATTTTTGAAAATACATTAATGTCTAATAAATCTTCAATCACAGCTCTTCTTTGATAAGCTCTTAATTGCATAAACGGTATAAATGAAGAAGATCCTAGAACAACTACTTGATGAAATGATTTATGATTTAACTTAAGTATATTTTGTTCTAATATTTTTTGATATTCTTTAGCATGAGATGATTGGTTTAACATTATACCATCTTTCCAAATCTCAAATATATTTGGCTTTATACCTCTTATAATATTAAATTGTGATTTACCTATTTTAAAAAATACTTCAGTTAAACAATCTTTCCTATTAATAGAATTTATCAATTGTTCTTTAGTAATATTTCTATGTGCTTTACCAAACAATGCAAAAGATAATGCATCTAAAGCCGTTGATTTTCCAGAGCCATTCTGTCCTACAATTAAAGTAGATTTAGATTTATTAAGATGTATTTCTGTTATTTGGTTTCCAGAAGATAAAAAGTTTTTATATCTGATTTTTTGAAATATTATCATTGTATCTCCAGAGCCTGTGCTTGTTGCATTAGGTCTCTCATTTTAATTTTTATTTTACCTTTATCTAAATCAGTATCTACTGCATCTATGTAGCTATCCATTAATTGTGAAGTATCTTCAACTGAAACTTGATCATCTTCCACATTTTCACCTACAAATTCATTAAAATTTTCTGCTATTTTCAAATCATATATCTGTTCATTTTGTACTCTGTCTACAAATCTGTCAAATGTAAAAGAATCATTTTTATTAATGACAATGATTTTTACGAATTTATTTTTCATATGATTAGTTGTATAATTATTATAATCTATTTCATTATCATTGTAAAGGATTTTTTCAAATAAAGTACAAGTATTTTGTATCTTTTTTATATTTCTAGTTTCAGTATCCAATTCGTAAAAATATTTTGGATCATGATCATCTGACCAATAAAACTCTAAAGGATTTCCTAAATACATTATATTATCTTTTTGAGATGCTGTATGAAAATGTCCTGATAGCACTAATTCAAATCTTTTAAATATTGAATGATTAATACCACCTTTATGCACTATTCCTCCACCTATTGGAAATCCATCTAATTCTAAATGAGCACCTATCCAGTCTGCTTCACAGTTTTCTATAAATTTAAATGATGTGTCATAGTTCTCAGAATTTATCCATGGAACTAATCCAATGCTAAGAGAATCATATTTCATAACTCTTGGTTCCATCACAATATGTATTTCATTCATATAATGTCCAAGACATTCCTTTAATGCGTTAAGATCATTAGTGTTTTTAAAATATGTATCATGATTTCCTGGTATAATATCCATAGTCATACCATACTCTCTTAAAGGAGTTAAAAAATGTTTTCTATTATGATTAAGTGCTTTAAAATTAATTATTTTTCTATTATCATAATAATCACCTAAATGTAATATATGTTTTATGTTATTTTTTAAACAATGTGGAAAGAATATAGTTTCATAAAACTCAGCTGCATTTTTTAAAAAAATTTCAGATGAGTTTCTTACACCACAATGAGTGTCACTGATTATAGCTATTTTCATTTATACTCCCATAGTAAATAAAGCTTTTACACCGTGCATGCGATCTGGTTTTTTTCTAGCAAATACACACCACTTTTTAATAACACTAACTGGTAAATCTGGAAAAGTTTCTTGCTCAAATTTTTGAAAACTAGTACCAGTTGTATATACATCATCTACAATCCATAAAGGATCACTAGGAGATTTAGTAGCATGCTTTCTATTAATAGCATATGCTAATTCAGTTCCTCCTCGAGGTATGCCATAAGCAGCTCTGCAAGAACCACCTCTCTCTATCATCATTTGAGCTAAACAATCCCAATCTTGATAGGTAAGAGCATCACATTCTATTTTCCATTTCAAAGGTAATCCAGCATGACTGGTAAAATCTCCTAGTTGAAATAAATTTGTTATAAAGCTAGAATTTCCACTCATATTATTCACAGCATGAACTCCTCTAAATCTGAATCTACAACGACACGTCTTCTCTTTTTTATTTGTTTAGTTAAAGTTTTTATCTTTTCATCTTTTACTTTTATTTTATCAATTCTATTTTTAAGAACATCTACAAAACTGTTAGTTACTTGAGATGCTGTTACATCAGCATTTTCATTTTCACTTATAAAATTTTCTATTCCAGATTGTGTTAAATATTTTAATTTTATTTCTTGTTGTTTCTTTTCTTTAGCTATTCTTCGTAAAAAAGCAAACCAAGTTATTTGAGTAAAATATGCAAAAGCATTAGGTTTCCCGGTTCTAGTTGCTGCTTCTAAATTATAATTACTTATAGCTTTAAGACAATTTTCTACAGCATCCATAACCATTTCTTCTCTGTAAGTATATCTTATAA